GGTATGTTGCTTGACCAAGGCATGAAATACACGCCTTTGGATATGCTTACATTGCAGGATACGGATGCTGCTAATTTAAAAGAACAAACCATGAAGCGCATTTGCACTTTGTTTGGTGTGCCGCATCAAATGATTGGTATTGGTGAAAGTAAATACAACAATACGCAAACGCTGCTGGATGAGTTTTACAAATCCACGATGTACCCAACAATTGTCAATATTCAGCAGAAATTAAAACAATCTTTGTTTAAGGGATATCCAAATTTGAGCATTGAATTTGATACTAGCGACTTTTTAAAAGGTGCGCCGCTAGACCAAATGAATTATGTAACGGCAGGCGTAAATGCAGGCATTTTGACACCAAATGAAGCGCGTGAATATCTTGGAAAAGCCAATATTGAGGGCGCGGATGACCTAAAAGAACCACAAAAAAGCGAACCAATTGCGGGTTCTAGCCCACAAGATACAGGCGGCGGCGGTGGTAGTCAAAGCCGAAAAATGAATATTGGCAAATAAATGGCGCTTGACAAACCGCAAAAAGTGGTATTATCGGCGCACAAGTCAAAAAGGTCGCCAATTCGCGCACGACCAAAAATAATATACGATATTGACCGAACTCCCGTCAATGAGGTAATCCATGACCAAGAATTTAACCCTGATTTGCGAAGCCCGTTTGGTGACGGAAGCACAAGGGAAAAGCGGCAAAATTGAAGCAACAGTTACGACTTGGGGCGCGCGTGAAGGCGCTGATGGTCGCAAATTCAATTATCAACCAGAAGGATTTATGGATTGGGCTGAATCGTTTGCTGCATCAGGCAAACCAATGCCAATGTTTGTAAATCATCAATCCGATGCTGTTCCAGTAGGCGAATGGAGTAGCGTTGAATTTACTGATGAAGGCATGGTAGCGCAAGGGCGCATTTATACAAACACCACTGCTGGCAAAGACATTTATACAGTAATGAAAGAATCGCCCAATATGTTTGGCGGTGTTTCTGTTGCTGCGTATGCTGATGAATACCAAATGGTAAACGCTATGGGCGAACCTGACCAAAGCGAAGAAGCATATTTTCAAATCACCAAAGGTGGTCTGCGCGAGGTGTCTATTGTGATGTACCCAAACAATCCCGAAGCAAGCGTCAGTCAATTGGAATATTTCCGTGCTGATGGTTCTGCTGATTTAAAAGTTTTGGAACAATCCCTGCGTGATGTAGGGTTGTCTAAGAGTGATGCGGTTGCCGCTGCATCTACTTTCAAAAAGGTTTTGGAACAGCGTGATGCTGCTGCAAAGCCTGCTGAAACTGCGCCACTTCAGAGCGATTCTGATGCGGAGGCAACCAACGCGAAGATTCTTGCTGCTTTAGAGCAACGTGAACTTCTTAAAACTCTCGAAAAACGACTGAAAGGTTAATATCATGTCTCAAGTAATCATTGAAAAACTAGATGCAATTGAAGCCGCACAAGCGGAAAAAGTTGCTGCTGTTGAAGCTAAATCTATTGCCGCTGTTGAAGCTGCAAAGGTTGAAATGATTGAAAAAATTGCTGCTTTGGAAGCCAAAGTTGCATCCGTGCAAGCACCCGCAATTATCAAAATTGCTAAGACCGTTCGCAGCGATGTAAATCGTGCTGTGCGTGAACAATTGATTGATTTCTACAAAGGTAATAACCGTGTAGAAAAAGAATTGAAAATGTTTGCTGACGAAAGCCAATACGATGCGTATTTGCGCGAAGCCTCTGCGCTAACCGCAGGCGGCGATGGCAAAGGTGGACGCACTGCGTATGACCCGACTTTTGTTGCGCTGCGTTTGATTAACCCAATGCGCGGTTTGTCACGTACTGTTGCAACCGATGGTTCTAGTTATCAATTTCGCGTAAAAACGGGCAACGCTGGTGCTGCTTGGGGTTACACCATTCAAAACAATGGCGCAACTACTACGGAAGATACAACCATCTGGCAATTGGTGCTGCAAGATTTGAACGTGCAGTTCCCAATTCGTACCGCTGCGTTGGACGATATTGATGGTTTGGAAGCAAATGTTGTTGACGATATGTTGGCTGAGTTTTCGCAAAGCGAAGCACTCTCAATGATTCAAAACAATGACCAAGCTGCACAATCTGCATCTAATCCTTACGGCGGCACAAATGGTCTGCGTGGTCTTGACCAATACGCTGGCGCTAATGCCACTTATGCTGGCGGCACAGCGTCTGCGGCTGCTTTTGGTTCATCGGGTACGGGTTCTTCTAGCGGTTTGCATTCGCTGGCAACCTATGACCAATTGACCAGTAACGTGAACACTGTTGGTGCAAACGCTATTGTCTACAAAGACGTTATCAACACCATCTATGCTTTGCCACAGCAATACTGGACTACCAATGCCAAATTCATGGTTAACCCCATCTTGGCACAGGCAATCCGTGGTTTGCAAGACACCAATGGTCGCCCGATTTTCAACAGCATGGAATCGTTGAATCCTGATGGCATTATTGGTCAATTGTTGGGCTTTGATGTGGTAATGAATAAATACCTCGACAACCCAAGCCAAGCCACTACTGGTTCTGCTGGCACTTCTAGCCTATACCCAATGTATTTCGGTGACTGGTCGCGTGGTCACACCATTATTGACCGTTTGAACATGGTTATGCGCCGCTATGACCAGACTTTACCGGGTTACATTACGTTCTTTGGTGAAAAACGTTTGGCAACCAGCGTGCGTGACCCTAACGCATTGGTGCGCTATCGTTCTACTGGCACTGCGACCTAATCGTTGCCATTGGCGGGGGAGGATTGCTTTCCCTGCCTTTTTCAATTATCGAAAGTATGACCATGAACCAAACCAAAAAAATTCTTGCAGGCATTAAACAGGCAATTCATGAAGGTGGAAAGGTTTTTATTGACTTAAAAGAAGCCTCAAGCCTTACTGGTTCGGGCGACACCAAAGGTGGTCGTACTCTGTTTGATGATGCATTCGCAGCGTTGCGTTTTGCAAATCCAATTCGTCAAGCCGCCCGTCAAGTGGTGCGTGCTGGACAAAGTTCTGTGCAATTTGTTGCTAAAACAGGTAACAGCACAAATCAAACAAACCCTTGGGGATACACGTTTACTGCTGATAGCGGTACGCCTAACACTGACACAACTATTTGGCAGTTGCCCACTCGCGTGATTACGGCACAATTGCCTATTCGCACGGCGGTGCTAAGTGATGTAAATTATTTAGATGAAACGCTTGTTCAAGATTTAATGCAAGAATTTGGTGCTGTTGAAGCAGCATCAATGATTTTGAACAATGACCAAGCTGGTTCTACTACTACTACATACGGCGGCACGGACGGATTGCGCGGTTTAAATATGTATACAACTGCAGGCACATCTGCTTATGGCACTAGCGGAACTGCAATTACAAACGGCATTCATAGTATTGCGACTGTAAGCCAAGCAGGTGCAGCAATTGCTTATGGCGACATTACTGATTTGGCTCGATTGTTCCCTGCTCAATATTGGACATTGCCGGGTACTGCATGGATGATGCACCCGCAAACAATCCATAATTTGCGTAATTTAGGCGGCTCTGCAATTAAGCAATTCCCCGAAGTTGGTGATGGTGATGGCGGCGCAGTAACTTATATTTTTGGATTCCCTGTAATTCCAAATCCGTACATGCAATTGGTTGGCTCTGGTAACTTTAGCGTTTATCTTGCAAATTGGCCCAATTTTGTAACCATTGCTGACATTGAAGAAATGTCGGTTCAAGCGTTTGACCAAACCACGCCGGGCTTTATAAACTTGTACGCTGAAAAGCGTTTGGCTAGTACAGTGCGCGACCCGTTTGCTGGCATTCGCTTGGTTGGTGTCTAAGCATGGCGACTGTTGACGCTTATGGCACACCGTTAGGTGGGCAAACGCGCAATCCCTTCAATTATGTGAAGGTGGAGCAACTTGCCCGTGATAACACCACGGCGTGGCTAACAGAAACAGAAGTTACTAATCAATTAAATCTTTTTGGCGATACAAGCCAAGACACTTACCTTGCTGCAATTGAACTTGCAACACGGCAGGCAATTGAAGATTATTTGGGAATGTCTATTTTTTCTACAACGTATCGCGTATGGTACGGAACGGAAAGTCTTGTAGCATCACCTGTATGCTTTGATTTGCCAGAAGTTAGCCAAAACAGTAATTCAACTTTGTCAGGCGTAACAATTAGTTACGTCAAGTATTACACGGATGCATTCCCGCCTGTTGTAACTACGATTGATAGTAGTCAGTATTTTTACGACAATTCGGGCAACAAAGTCATTGTCAGCAGTATGCCCACAAGCGTAAACACTGTAATGACTGCGCCCATCTACATTGATTACGTTACAGCAGCAAACCCAATGGCGGCGTATCCCGTTATCAAGCAAGCGGGATTATTGTTGTTGACGCACTTGTATAACAACCGCAGCAACACAACCGATATTCAGTTAAAAGAAATTCCGTTTGGCGTTGCTAATTTGTTGCGCCCATATAAGCCGCTGGTGATGTAATGGCAATTGCAAGGTTTGAAAACATATCGGTGAACAATCTTTCCTTTGGGCAATCTGCCTTTGGGGAGCAAAACACCACGCAATCGTTATGGTTTCAAACTCGTGCGCGGGTACATTCCGTAGCAAATAATGTAAAGATTACTGATAAATATCGTGTTTATTCTGATGTTGTAGATTTCACTTTGAATTACACGCCAAATTTAAAAACCATTATTGACAATCAAAATGCTTACAGTATTTCATGGCGCGGATTTGATTGGCGCATTGACAATGTGCGGGAAGCAGATGATCGCATGAGTGCGCGG